TCCAACGGCAGAGACAGAGGACTTAAAATCCTTCCAGTGTCGGTTCGAATCCGACCACGGGTATTCCTGTGTAAATAGTAACAGGAAATCAAAACAATCAAATGTAATGGCAGTTTTTAGGTACACCATCACTCGAAAGCATGTCTTTGTTGACAATGAACCTGTGCTGATGTATTATATTGAGAACATACCATTTGCTTTTGATATTCTGGAAGACCACGAAAAACATGATAAGTGGATCTTGTCAGAAGCAGCACTCAATCAAGAATATACACTTGAGGATATCTTCAAGTATTCTGATTATTTGATTGCTGAAGAATGCCACCCCGTTCTATTTGAGTTAGATTTAATTAACCCTGAAGTATTGCCAGATGAACCAGTTTCTTGATCTCCTAGTAGGAACCTTTAGTAATAAATTTCAGGCACAATGTCATCCTACTCGATATGCTCATATTTGGGTAAAACATCGGAAAATTTCCGATAATCGCATTTATGGCGAACAAGCATATAATTACCAACTAAATAGACCGTATCGGCAATTTGTTATTGAAGTAGTCGCTGAGAAGGGGCAGTTCCGTCTCAAGAATTACGAAATTGAAAATGCATCTAAGTTTACTGGATGCCAGAATCTAGAAGAAATCACAGATGACATCTTGACATACCGAGAGGGTTGTGATATTATTATGAGACAAACAGGACATGACATGTATGAGGGTGGCACCTCTACATGCGAGTGCTGGGTTTATCGTCAAGGAATTAAAACTTACGTTCAGAATGAAATAAAACTGTCTCAGACAGATTACGAAGTTCTTGATCGTGGTATGCATTCCGAGACTCACCAAAAAATTTGGGGTTCTGATTACGGAGCATTTCAATTCAAACGTATGCCTGAGTAGCTCAGCTGGATAGAGCAACGGTTTTGTAAACCGTAGGTCGTCGGTTCAAGTCCGACCTTGGGCTTACTCCATCTGGGGAATTAGCACAGTTGGTAGTGCGCCTGATTTGCATTCAGGAGGTCAGGAGTTCGAATCTCCTATTCTCCATTCGCTATTTGCGAATAGCGAATATTCCACAATAGCTCAGCGGTAGAGCCATCGACTGTTAATCGATTGGTCCCTGGTTCGAATCCAGGTTGTGGAGTTCGGGTAGGTGTCCGAGTGGTTAATGGAGGTGGACTGTAAATCCACTGGCTCTGCCTACGGGGGTTCAAATCCCTCCCTGCCCATATGCAAAGAGAATCATGGAAGTTATCAAGCATACAAAATTTATTTGGCAATATCTAAATGTGTTTGATGATGGTGTATGTGACTACATCTTAGATGAATGTATGACTCATCTTCATAACGATTCTCTTATTCCTACAAGAGAGCAGACATTTTCAGTTAGGAATGATAGTTACAATCTTTCTCAGATTTGTAGATTACACCCTAATTTAATGTCTAGAAAAAAACTATGGGATGTAGACCAGACAATCCATAAACTATATCAAAAAATTCAAAACCATTACATTGACAACAATGCTTTATTTCGATATACTATAAACGCATCTTGGACAATAGGGTTTGAATCGCAATATCATTTCCGTCATTATAGCCATAATGAAGAATATAAATTACATGTTGATATTGACCCAAAGAAAAGATTTATTCTTTCTGGTCTTGTCTATTTAAATGATAATTTCTCTGGTGGTGGAACAAAATTTCCGATGGATAAACTTACTGTCCAACCAAAGAAAAATAGTATGTTGGTCTTCCCATGTGGACCTTATTTTATTCACAAATCTACCCCTATTAAAGATGGAGAAAAAAGTGTTATCTGGGCATGTTTTGATAGAATCTCTCAAGAATCTTGAAGGCGATGTTCCCTGGTCTGAACAATTTGGATACATCTATCTTTGTTTCAGGGAAATCACCAAAATGCTTGTTCTTGGAAGTAGGTACAGTCCCCCCGTATAAATAAATCGAGAAGAAATCTTAGACATCACGGGTCAGATTAATTATGCCACTAACCAGACTGGATAACCTGATTACCAGTAAAACAGGTAAGTATCTATACGTTTCACCAGATGATTTTAACGCATCAGATGAACTGAATAACAGGGGTAACTCACCTGTTAGACCTTTCAAGAGCATTCAACGTGCTTTCCTTGAGGTAGCAAGATACTCCTACCTACCTGGCGTAAACAACGACAGATTTGACCAGTTCACCATCATGCTTATGCCTGGTGAGCACTTTATTGATAACCGCCCTGGTCTAGTTGACACCAGTGGTATTACACCATTTGGGTTTGATCAGGCAACTAATGAGTGGACTGATAACTCAATCCTTGATCTATCCAACCCTGATAACGTACTTTATAAGTTCAACAACACTGAGGGTGGTGCTATCATCCCTCGTGGTACTTCTCTTGTTGGTTATGACCTTCGTAGAACGATGGTCAAGCCTCTGTATGTTCCCGACCCCGCTGACTCTAGAGAACCACGTTCTGCAATCTTCAACGTAACTGGTGGTTGTTACTTCTGGCAGTTCACCATCAAGGACGGCGAGACAACTTCACTGTCTCCTCTTTACGATGCGAATGATGCTATTGGTAAGGTATACTACTCTAAGTATGACTTCACTAAGAAGGTTGCTCCTAACTACTCTCACCACAAACTAACTGTATTCGAATACGCAGACGCAGAAGAACTGCAGATTCTATACAGAAAGATTGCTAAGGCATTCAGAGAGTTCCAACCAACTATTGATGATATTAACGCTAGTGGCGAACCAGAGTTTGCACCTAGAGTACAGGAAAACAGAATTGTTGGTCCTCTATCTGACTCCAGACTGATCGAGAGCATCAAACTTGATGACAGCACTTCACCTGGCTTCTCTTCTCTTCCTGGTTCTACAACTCGTGTTGAAGTAACAACCAAGATTGACCACGGTTACTTCCAAGGTCAGTTTGTTGCTGTAACCAACACAAACATTGATGATATCCTTGAGGGTACATTCCAGATCGATTCTATCGACCAGAATGATCCACGTAAGTTTGTATACCTTGTTCCACAAACTGTAAACTCGATTGGAACTGGTATTGTCTCTGGTGATATTCTCACAGCTACTTCCAGTCCTCCATTGGGACAGAACGCACAGACTCTTGCTGAGGTTGACTCTGTTGAGTCTGCATCTCCTTATGTCTTCAACTGCTCCATTCGTTCTACCTGGGGTATTTGTGGTATCTGGGCAAATGGTCTTAAGGCGACAGGCTTTAAGTCAATGGTTATCGCTCAGTACACGGGTGTTTCTCTACAGAAAGACGATAGAGCATTCATCCGTTACGACGAGTTTACCAACACTTGGAACCAAGCAAACCTAACTGATGCTTTCGATAGCATCCCTTACCACACCAAGGGCGATTCATACTGGAAGGATGAGTGGCGTAACTTCCACGTTCGTGCATCAGAAGATGCATTCATCCAGAACGTTTCGATCTTCGCTGTTGGTTTCGCTGATCACTTCCTGATGGAGTCAGGTGGTGACATGTCCATCACCAACTCTAACTCAAACTTCGGTAATACTTCACTTCATGCTATTGGTCACAAAGGATTCTCCTTTAACAGTGACAAGGGTGGTTACATTGATGCAATCATTCCACCTAAGATTATTGAGACGACTGATCAGAAGATCAACTACTATCCATTCAACGTACCTGCATCGATCAATGGTGTTGAGGGTGTACAGCAATTACCAATCTCTGGTGTAAGAACTAGAAACGATAGCAGACTTTATCTTGATTCTCAGGATGATGCACTTGATCCTGCAAAGCGTCCTGCTGTTTCTATCGAAGGATACAGACTCGGTGCCAGACAGAACGAGAAGATCTATACAAAACTTGAGACAGCGTATCAAGGTGATGACGGTGAGTATGAATCAGAACTAGTAATTTCTGGTTACAGAAAGTATCTTGCTAAACCATCAATTCTAAGTCCATCATCAACACCTGTAGCAGATCCTGACTTCCACTTGAAGCAAGATGCTGCTAATATGATCACTTCCAACAAGACTTTCATTCAGGAGGAAGTCTTTGGATATGTTCTTGAGAAGTACCCAGCACTTCAGTCAATTTCATATGTCAACCCAGGTCTAGATCCTGCTGCTAACAGATACTTTGATGCTCGCAATCTAATTCTATCTAACCGTAGTCAGATTGTTAATGACGCATACGATTCAATGTATGCTGCATTTGGTCCTGCTGGATCAAATGAACTTGCTTCTGTTCCTAATTATAGCGAAGCAACTTGTAAGCGTGACATCGGATATGTTGTTGACGCTATTGCTGAAGACCTCAGAGATGGTGGTAACGCAAACATCATTGAGGCAACTAGAGCATACTTCAACCCCGATGGAACACCACTACAGAATGGTCTTCTAGGTGAAGAGAGATTTGGTGTATTTGCTTTCAATAGAGCCCGTGATCTCTGTAAGCAAGCAATTGCAAACCTTCTACTGATTACAGATGGTACTGTAACTGTTGATCCAGCAAATGTTGTTGACCCTGCTGGACGTAACAAAGATGCTAGAAATCTTATTATTGCAAACAAGTCTAGTATCATCAGCACTGCTATTGCAGCAATTCAGACTTACAATCCATCATTTGTATTCCCTGGTGGTACGACTACTAAGTGTGAGCGTGACCTAGGATTGATTATCGACGCTGTTGCACAAGATCTTTGGTTTGGTGGTAACGAGTACACTATTGCTGCTACCAAAGAATACTTTAATGGCAACAATCTACTAACCAATGGTGTACAGGGCGAAGTAAACGAAACTATTATCGGTCTCTATAAGGTTCAGGATCAGATCAACCTTGCCATCAACAACCAGTTAGCTGTAACTGATAATACAATCACTCTTGATAACACTGGTGATCCTCCAGTTGTTGGAGATACTTTTGCTAATGCTTATGATACCATTAGAAAAAATAAGAAATTTATTGCAAGAGAAGCATATGAGCGTATGCTTGTCGCATATCCTACTTATTCACCACAGACAGGAAATACTAGGGAAGATTGTTTAGATGACGTTTATGATGTCATTGATGAAATTATCTACAACCTTAAGTTTGGTGGAAACCACAAGACATTTGATGCTGCTAATGTCTACGTAACCAACACTCTTAATGGTCAGGCAGTACAAACTTTCATCGATGCTGAGCGTGATGAAGCTTCTAGAGTATTCCAAGAGGCAAGAGATATCGCCATTGATGTTATGCGTAACAACACAGTTACGCCAACAAATTGGGTTCCAACTGGTGATGAGTTGCAGACAGGAGACCCAACAACTCTAATTGACCCTAATAACCCAACATGTGCCTCGGTTGCAACTGCTCTCGATACTCTATTTGGTATTGTTATTCAGGCAATTGGAACTGATGCTGGAGTCGGTAATCTCAATGGAATTGCTAGAACCGAACCTGCACAACCAACTTCATATGTTGCTGGCAACTGTTCTGATGTTCTCAGCACAATTGATAACCTCATGCAGACTATTATACAAAGTCTGTATGCTGGAAATCTTAATGATCTACCCGCAATTAACAACGGTTACTGGGATTGTGCTAATGTAAGAACTACAATCGATACTCTAACTGATATCCTAACGGACGCTATTACTGCTGGATCACTGACTGGTCTGCCACCTGTGAACGAGGGAGACTTTATTGTCAATGCACAAGCATCTAAGTGCTATCGTGACGTTGGATATATTGTTGATGCAGTTGTCAATGACCTTAAGTTCGGTGGCAACATCAACTCTGTACAGGCTGGTGAAGCATACTACGTTGGTAACAACCTAACTTACATTGATGCCGAGAAGAATGAAACTCTAGATGCATGGCGTTATGTGAAGAACCTTGCTGTCTCAGCAATGCGTAATCATACAACTCAGATTAATAGTTGTAATATTACTGCTGGTTCTGCTATTGTAAATGTTGGCAGCAACATTGGACTAACAATTGGCATGAAGGTCGAGGAATATGCGCCTTCTGCATTCCAACAGGGTGGAGTTTCAAATGGTCAACTGACCGCAGGATCAACTCCAATTACAACCAACATTCCTTCTGGAACATACATCAAGCAGTTGATCGGCACTGATCAAATTGAACTTGGAATTGAGAACAGCAGACTAACAACTGGTCAGGTACAAACTGCTCAGGGAACAAATACAAATGCAAGTCTTTACTTCACTCTAGAGAAGGGACAGTGGGCAGATTCGGACCCATCTGTAGATCCTAGCATCCTCACAACTGGTGCTGGTTATCCAGAATGTGCTGGTGTTGCATCTGCTATCGATACACTCGTCGATAACATTATTTTCATCATCAACAATGGTCTAAATTCTGTACAGAGACAGGAACCAACAAACCAGTCTTCTGATTTCTCATCTAGAGCAACTCTTTGGACTATTGATATCACTGGTCTATCTTCTACAGATCCACACCAATTTGAAACTGGAACTCCAGTAAGACTTGTTCCACGTCCAAGATTTGATGTTGGAACTGGCAAGTATGTTGACGTAGATAAGCGTTTGATCAGACTACCTAATGGATTTGAAACTAACAGAACTTATTATGTAATCGCTCCTGGTCGCAGAACAGAGCCATTTAATTACTCTGGAGCAACTGAATTTAGTGGTAATGGATCTACCAACAAACTCATGCTTGCAGAAAGCAAAGAAAATGCTGCTGCTGGTATCTACATTTTCTCTGCAGAATCTGATTCTATTGATCCAGATGTTGAGATTGATATTCTCCAATTCACTCTCGATGAGAGATATGATCTACACACTTACAAGTGTACACTAGATCCTAATGTAAATGGTGGAATTAAGACTAATATTGGACACATCTTCGACGTTCCTTATGATAATGTAACTCCACAAAGAGTATTCTTTAGAGCAAAGGATGCTTCAACTCCACTTCCTCTTCTATCTGCTACTTACAATACAGATAATGCTACGAACAATGGCGGTGATTCTACTGTTGGAGTCGCAGATTCTCTAGGTAGAATCAACCCAGAGTTTGAATTCTATGTAAGATACGTTTTTAATCCTATCTTCCCAAATAAAGTTCTTTGTGTTTATAAGACTCTTGCTGACGCTAAGAACGATGTTAATAGAATTAACTTCGTTTCTGGTTACACAAATGAATTCATCATTTATGCTTCGAAGAAGAACTCGCCACTTGCATTCGATCCAAGAGGCACAGCTTATTCGAATAGCACAACTGGTAGATGGTATATCAGAGTTAAGGATACCTCAAGCAGCAACAATGCTCTATCTGTAAGACAGCAGAGCATCCTTTGGAGATTCCAGGAGTCTGACTTCCTAACATCACCACCACCTAAGACTGACGACTCCTTCTACTTCCGTCAGATTGATGCAAGAGATCCTAAGGACAGAATCTATCGTGTTCGTTATACTATTCCTAAGTATCTTGAGGGAGTCAGAGATCCTATCAATGGATTTGTACTCAAGACAAGAACTGACGGTCTCCGTAAGTTAAGACCACAGAGAATTCTACTAAAACCAGCTCCTGGTACAACCAAGACTGATGCATTCTTCGAGAACAAGAATAATTCCCCAGAAAGAATTGGTTGGACAAATCAACAGATTATCAACACTATTGGTGACGATGCAAATGCATATGATCCATATAAACTAGATCTATCTGGTTCTGGTATTGAGTATGCAAGAAAACTAGTTACCAGACAAGGTAAGGTTCAATTTACTGTTCAATCTGGTAAGTTAGTTGACATTGAAGGTCAAACATACTTAGAACTCGTTGGTTTTGATTTCCAACCAGATCCAAGCATCGCTGCAATTAGTAACGAAGTCTTTAGAACAGTTAAGATTAGTGCTCCTCAGGGTGGACTATTCAATACAGATTCTACCCAGAAAGTGACAAATAATGCTATTGTTTGGTCTGGCAACAGTTCTGGATCTGCTTGGATTCAAGCATACTTCAACGTTGGATCTGATCACTACCTTATTCTCAAGGGAGATGGTATTGATGGCAACCTAGTGTATAGCGCATTTACTAATACTAGATTCACTCAGGGTAGTGTTTATGCTGATCTATTAGATGATCCAGATATGGGCAAATCCCTACCTCTGAAGCGTCTAATTGAGAAAAATTATTCCCAGTATTATTACCGCCAAAACCGCGCACCAGTATACACTCTAACTCCTGGTGATACAATCAAGGAAGATGGTTCTGATAACCTCTACTACATCGATAAGGTAGAAGATCTTGGTGAAATCGAAGATACATTCTACATCTTCGATATTGATGAACTACAGCGTCGTATTTCTGGACAGCAAGATGGTGTTTACTATCTAACCCTTCTCCGTGGTAATATTTCACCATATCCTCAGGGTGCTGGTAACCAAGGAAACTTCCGTAACTTCAAGTTCTCTCAGCCAATCTCGTTCCTATATCCACAGAACTATAAGAACGATCCATTCTGGTTTAAGTACAATGGTACTACATCACAAGAAGTTGCAATTGCAAATACTTTAATTGATCCACCCCAAACATATTCTGCTGCTGATAACTACATCCATGGTCTAGTTACAACTAACGATTCTAAGTCATCTGTCACAAGAGAGATGATTGCAGACCTAACGGAAACACCAGCATTTGTTGATAATACCTACACTGGAGACAATGCTATTATTGCACAAGAAGGTAATGCTTCTGCTGGTGCTGAAGATAGAATTATTCCTCTATCTGGTGATAACAGGGTTGCATCACAACAGAAGTTCTATGTTGAACTCCGTAGACCATCTATTGCTCGTGCTGGTAACCACACGTTTGAATACCTTGGTTTCGGTCCTGGCAACTACTCTACTGGTCTCCCTGCGCGTCAGGAGATTGTCCTAACTGATACTCAGGACTACTACGCTCAAGCGAAGCGCCAAGACGCTGGTATCGTCTTCTACACTGGTATTAACTCTAACGGTGAACTATACATTGGTAACCGTAAGATCAATGCTATCACTGGTGAGGAAGAGTTCCTAGAGAAGGCAGCACTACTAGATTCTGACGATGATGAGGATGATATCGGTTCACTCGTTACCACCTTCGATGTTCCAGTTACATTCAACCAGAACATCACGGTTAATGGTGGAGATGGTGATAAGGTCAGTGCATTCAACTCACCTGTTCTGATCAACGTTGCTAACGATGATCTAACACTTCAGGATTGTCCAATCGTTGTAAGATCTCGTGTTAATAACCAAGATCCAGATGGAGGATTTAATGACCCATTACTAGATAGATCTTCATTCAATCCTCGTCAATCTGGTGACATTTGCATTGGTAAGAACTATCTGAGAGCTGCTGTATTCCAGTTTAATCCACGCAGAAATGGTCAAGACTATAAGATTCAGACACATACAGTTGGAGTAACACCAAGCAATATTACTCCCAATCAGTCTGGATTGTATGGTCAACCAGGCGGAACAGCAATTGATGCTGACCAGCGTGTGTTCTACGGTTCTGGTGTAAATGGTGTTCTACCTCAGGGTGGCGATATGCTACTCAAGGGTGAATCTGTACAGCGTTCTGGTTCACTTGGTTGGGTCTTCTCTAACTACTTTGTTTCAATCGCTGATACTAACATCAATTCACTTCAGTTTGGTGGATTGTATGTTAAGATCAATTGGGCAAACGTCAACGGTGTTCAGCAAACAAACCAGCTGCTTGGAATCAACGAGACTTCTAGCATTAGAATTCGCAATTTCTATCCATCACTTGTTGTTGAAGGAACTTTTGCTATCGTATCTCCAACTAATGATCAATTCGATCTCTCTAAGTCATACTGCCACATTCAGATCTCTGAAACTCTAGCAAGCATTGTTTACAACGATGCTCAAAATGTCCAGCAAACAGTTTCAAATCCATCGTGGTCAGTATTAATTGATCCCGCTGTACTCGGAAACAACAACGTTTCAGTTACTCCTACAATGGAGTTCTCAAACGCAACTTGGAAAGAAGTTGGTGTACTTGGTGGTGAAGCACTCAGAACAACAACAGAAGTTATTGGTGATTACAAGTTAGGTATCAACACAGTTGCTCGTTCGCAGCATAGTGCATATGAGACAGCATTTGTTGATGGAAATACTGATGCTCGTGCTAACCTTGACGTTGTTGGTACTACATTTATCAGTGGTAAGACAATCAGCAACTATCTAGATCATGCACTGTTCGCTAACAGAACTGAAGTTGCACAAGATAATGCACTATTAGTTGGTGGAAACAGCGCGTCTCCAGACAATGAGGCAACATTCAGAGTTTCTACTACAAATGGTGGTAGAGTTGGTATTAATGTAACAAATCTCCAGTTAAATGGATCTTCTAATGGTGGACTGTTCAACCAGGCACTTGCAGTTGATGGCAACACATTCATCAGCGGTGATCTACGTGTTGAGACTGACCTTGCTGTAAATGGTGGTGATCTGACAACAACTCAGACCACGTTTAATCTTCTAGAAGCAACAGTCACAACTCTAAACTTCGCTAATGATGCAACTACTGTCAATATGTTTGACGACGCCACTGGTGCTCAAACAATCGACATTGGAACCAGCACCGCAGATCAAACAGTAAATCTTGGAACTGCTGCAACAGCAACAGAACTCAATATTCACACTGGATCACAAGATTCTGTAATTAATCTCGGCACAGTCGCAAATACAACCAATACTTACAAGTCTCTAATCACTATCGGTGGTGCATTTGCTAACGCTGCAGAGTCTAGACTAACTGTTGAGAGCTTCCAGACAATACTTAAGTCCTCAATTCTTGAGATCAACAATGGATTGACTAGCACAACTGGTAACGAGAATGCCATTGTAGAACTACAATCCAACGCTAGAACAATTGAATTGTTCACTAGAAACGGTGCTGGTGCTGAAATTAACTTTGCTACTAAGGCAGTTGCACTTAACATGGGTGCAATCGCTGGTCAAACTCAAATCAACAATGCTCTAAGAGTTCTTGGAGACACTACGCTTGAGGGTGATGTAGTACAGAACGGTGGTAATAACAACGGTGCTGTACAAGTTTCTCGTGGTGTACTTGGTACAACTGCTATTGAGCACAACATCGGTGATCTAAACAGTCTAAACGTAGACTACTATGAGTACGTCTCTCAGTATACTGGTGTTATTAGATTCACCACAGTCGCTGTTTCTAACAATACTCTTGTTGTTGATGATGTACTTGGACCTGCAAATTACTTCAATGATGGTGATGTTGTAAGATTTACTGATATCACAGGACTTTCTGGAGTAACTGTTGGTACTCTATACTATGCTTATAATGTAAGCGGACAGACTTTCCAAATAGTAGCAGCTGCTGCAAGTACAACACCTGTTACAATCACTGGAACACCAACAGATGCACGTATTGTACTTGATGGTGTAAGAGTTGACGCATCTGGTCAGGGTGGAAGTGGCACAATTATTACCGCTTCTACTACACTTCTACCTCTAAACAGTGTAGATAGTATAACCGTTGGTGATCTTCTACTTATCGACAATGAAATCATCAGAGTCGCTAATCCTCCAAGTGTTGCAAATAGAACTGTAGTTGTTGAGCGTGGTGTTGATTGTACTACTCCCGCAACACATGCTGATAATGCATTCGTTGCAAAACTAATCTTCACTCAGGATGCAACATTTATTCGTGAAGGAGACAATGGACCATCTGATATTACACTTGATGCAAGTGCTACTCAGATTGAACTTGGTGAGTTTGGTGGAACATTCAAACCAAATGATTACCTAAGACTCAGTGCTGGCAATACTTGCCCATCTGGTGAATTTGTAAGAATCACCGCTATTGTCAATGCTTCATCTGAAAGATTCAGAATCAACGATGGTGCTGGCAGCGATAGATTTAATGTTGACAGTGTAACTGGAGATCTGACAAGTACGTTAGTCGCTCCTCCAACTGGAACTGGAACTGAAGACTTCCAGATTCAACTTACAACAACTGACAACAGATTTGTTATCGAGCGTGACACCAACGGTACTGAAAGACTAACAATCGATCGTGATGGTAGAATCAATCTAATCGGTGATGGAACTGCTGCAAATCCAGCAGCAACTTTACGTTCTGATGGTACTGCTGCTTTCACTGGTGACTTCTGGATTACTAATACTCACGCACAGGACACTTCACTTGATAACGGTAGATTAAGACTTGTTCAATCCTCTGGTGATCTAGATATTGCTGGCGGTCTAGACATGGACGGTCAGTTAAGGATCTACAGTGGTTCTACTGGCATTAACTTCACTGGTAACCCAGTATTCCAAGTCGGAACAAATGGTGACACTACTGTAAATAACTTGACTATCAACGGTCAGATAAATATTGGTGGCATCACTAACTACATCACTAACACTGGTGCTAGAAAGTGGTTGATTATCGATACTCCATCTAATGATGATGCTTCTGCCCCAACTCTTGCTGCCAATACAAATTACTTTGTAAAAGCAGCAGGAACTGGAATTGTTCTAGTTGTTAAGTTGCCTGCAGCACAAACTGGTGATATGATCAGACTAATTGACATCGCAGGTAACCTGTCTTATAATTGTCAGTTAATCGTTCGTGCTCCTTCTGGTGTTAACATTCAGGGTGATGCAACTGGAACTAACTTAGGTGGTCTTGGTGTTGCTCATAATGGTGGTGAACTAATCGTTAATACACCAAACGTTGGACTTGGACTTGTTTATGTTGGTTCAACTGATGCCGCTGGAGTTAGCATTGGATCTGCAGACCAAGGTTGGAGACTTGTAGAGGTATAATAGATGGCAGTTAACTATAATTTTTTAAAATCTTTAAAGGGGACAGCGATTGGTACGATTGTCCCCTGGACAGGAGATATTACTGCTATTCCAAAAGGATGGGAAATTTGCAATGGACAAACACTCAATGTAACTGATTATCCTTTGTTATATGAAGTTGTTGGCAATAAGTATGGCGGTACTTTGAATGTTGATTTTAGAGTCCCTAGCATTCAAGGAAAATCCCTTGTTGATTATCACACAGCTCATGACAATGCTTCCACATATGGAAGTGGGAACATTGACATGGAAGATACATTTAAAAATTTAATCAATGACAATACTGATGGAGCAAATGAAACTAACTTGTCTAGAACATCTAATATAGACTTGTTTGCATTCTTCAATACCACAGTAAATAACATGCTTGGTTTTATTGAAGAGATCAGTTTAAACGATCCAATATATTTTGATGGATTATCTACTGCTGGTAGAGCAATGGGAGACCATCACTATCCAAGTCATAGTCATGGTGGATCATTTACTGTTGTTTCTGCTCCCAATCAATGGGCAGAGGCTTGCCAGAATGACGGAAATTCAAACTGTATTTTATTCTGTCCCGATGATTGCAACAACCAGCAGTTTAATAGAATGGAGGCAAATAATCCAGCTGATGAAAGACAACGTATTGGTGTGTTTGATGGAAACCCAGTTTCTGGTCAATATATTACAAGAAGTGGAAACTATGGTAGTCCAGCTGGTTGGGCAACAAGAAGAAATCCAGGACAAAACCAATCAACTAACTACAACTATGTTGATTCGGGAAGTATGCAGACTATTTCCGACATTTCTGGTAACTGGTCTTTTGCTGCTGTTGACACTCAAACACCATTTGCAAACTTTGTAAATGCTGGAACGGACACAATGGATGCACACCTTCATCCAGCAATGTTCTATGAAATTACAAAAGGTAGTATGAATTTACCAGCAACAATTGTTGTTAATGATGTTGGTAGGGGAAATGTTGTTCCAGTTAATTCACAAAACACTGGAATTGGAACTATTCGCGCTAATACTCAGACCCCGCAACTCAGCGTTTTGCACATCATAAGGGCTTACTAACATGGCAACTAATTATACGTTTGAACGAGGAAAATATGGAGTTTTCCCAGGAACAATTATTGCTTTTGCTAGAACGTTGACTGGAAATGATCCTACTGGCAATGATTTCAAACAAAGAATTCCTGCTGGATTTTTGCGTTGTGATGGATCCATTAGAAATGGTGTCGATTACCCTAATTTAAAGCAAATTTTAGGTGTTGGTTCCAATTCTAAATTCAGAAAAGAAAGCATAACTCTAGAAGAAGACGTGGCATTGAACACCTCTGGTGGACAATTTCAGTTACCAGATCTTGGGTCCAAATTTATTCAGGCAAACTCTTCTTCTGGTGTATACACTGGAGACACAATTTTATCTCCAAATGATGTTGTAACTCAAAAAGTTGGTATTGGTGTTGATCTTACTTTAAATTTAGGAAATCAAATTAATATGCCATATACTGGTGAATTTTCTATTCCTAACCAACCAATTAATTTTCTTGGCAATCAAAATTTTGGAACTACATTGGGTGTTGTTACTGATGAAGTTAATGTCAATGATTCTTCATATTTGATGCATGGACACTATAGCAATCTTCCAGTTTATGCATATTCAAATAGTGAAAACGAATCACTTAATATGTCTGTTGGTGGTATTGATCCCTCGCCATTTTTAACATCCATTAACAGTGTCGGTATTGTCGGACAAGTTAGTCAAGTCGCTGGGGAGACTGAAAACGCCACGCATTTACATACAATTGATAGAACTTTTCCATCTAGAAGCACAAATTCATCTATTACTGCTTTTGTTGCAGATGGATTTAATGTTGTCAGTGAAGTAAATTTAGTTGAACAAAACACATTTAAAATGGATGATCTAGTGCCTAGATATATCTTAGTAGAATACTTAATCAAGTACTGACATGCCAGCAAATTACTCTAAAATTCAATCAAGGGTTGGTGTCAGTGTTGGCACAATTATTAGCGTACCAAAATCCCCCAACTGGTCCTCATCTGCAAATACAACCACTGAATCTAATAACTGGGAACTTGGAGATAGATTCCCTGGATGGTTGCCTTGTGATGGTAGAGAAGTTAATAAAAATGATTATAGAGCATTGTATCAAGTAATTGGAGGCGCTTATGGTGAGACGGCAAACACTTTTTATCTGCCCGATTATAGAAGTAGAAAGTTAATGGGAACTGGTCCAGTTAATGGAAATACTCCTGGTGGTGTGTCATTAACACCAACTATTCCTCCTGGCAATAGCACATCTCAAGCATCTCCAACTGAAGCAGGATCTGAAGGTGGAGTTTATAGCATCACTACAGTTAGACAATTACCACCATCATCAGAAATTACCCCATCGACACCATCTAATCCACCAACTATTGGTGGTGGAGCAACAGATACGTTTAATATTAGTACGTTTTCTTCTTCTGGATTTGGACAAGTAACTGCTATTTGTAATAGTACTATTGCTGGCAATGTTAGTTGGTCTGCTGGACCAGTTGGTACATTTTCCACACCGTCTGCTCCTCCACATTATCATGAAGTTAGATACGCTCAGCAGGGCGGAACGGGCGCAAGAGAAGGTAGCCCATATGCTGGATTCAAAGACGTTGGATTCATGGGTTCAACAAGTGCTGGACTTTTAACTTACGATAGGTTTGGATCTGCTCTCAGGACCCATGCTCACTATTTGAACTGGGGATATAGCACTGAGTATGCATCATATGGAAATGATAATACATATGGAAGTTCTGGACTGGTAAACATTCAAGACGCTGGTGGCTCATTCTCCACCAGATTTGGAACAAGTTTTGGAAATGACAATAATAGAGGAACTACAATTAACAAAACTGTGAATGTTGTAAATGATCTTGGTGTTTTCTTCAACATTGGTAACTTCACATTATCAGATGCTGCTGCATCTGAGTTCGATTCTGCGCTTTCCATGAGATTGCAAGCAGCAGAAGAAATGCCAATGATGCAACCGTACTTTAGGTTAAAGTACATCATCAAAGCGTTCTAAATATGGTATAATATTAATCTACAAAGTGATTGATTATGACGTTACGAGCAACAGATAGAATTATTCCGATTAAACCTATTGAATTGGTTGAAGGAAAATACGATCAATTTATTGGTGTATATGAAGATCATGTGCCTAAGTTTATCTG